ATTAATATCACTAAAGATGTACTCTTTAATGTCACATCGTAAGGTTTGCGTTCTACCGTCATATTTATAGAACTTGTCATAACCCATCCAATACACAACATCCGCTGCTTGAGACACGCAGTTCTGGCTCATAATTGAGATGTTGACACCCATGATCTGAGAACCCCAAACATACGGAGGACCTAAATACTGCAGGGCATATACGCTTGTGTCAGTGAATACTAGAATCTCTTGGCGAGTTTGAGTAGCCGTAACAATCTTAGAACCACGAGATAACAGCAAACTACCTGCTTGATTGGTCGCAGAAGGCGTCCAGTTTGTCACATCTTCTTGGTCTGACCACCTAATCAACAATGGGTTTTGGTCAGTGCTACCATAATCGTTGCAACCAAAAGCAAACACAAACCGATAGATGTCGGAGACCATGAGGTAATTCTGAACAACCGGTACATCTGAAGCTCCGTAAAGTGAAGTTAACGCCACACCCCTAATAGATAGCGCTTGGCTGCCTGACTGGGTTCCTGTTGTAGTAATCAAAGCACCTGTTGGTGTAGCTGATACGTTAAATTGAGTGCCTGTTACGTTACGTGCATAGTAGGTCACACCTGCAGTAAGTCCTGTAGGTAAAGCACCAGTCGTTGTAAAGCACACAGGATCATAGTCGACCAATGTATTAATAGCGCTAACGACAGCAGGTGACGCGATAGAAATCGTCGCAGGAATCGGGTTAATGCCTTGGCTCGCATTGTAGTAATACATCGCCCCACCACGAGGACCGAAAACTAAGTCTTCACCAAAGTTGCCTTGTGACCACAACCGCATAGGATTATTAGAGGTTAAGCTGTAACCCCAAGTGCCTGAACCCCAAGCGCCAGCGCCCCATCCTGACATAGACACAACGGTTTCGGCACCTACATGGATTTCGTAAACAGCATTGACCGCTGTGCCACCGTGCCCCGTATCTGCAGGACTAGCAGGTGTACTTACTGTGATTGTGTAGTTATCAGCATCAACATAGGTAATTTGAAAGTTTATGCCATTCAGTACCGCTGCTGAGATGTTACCCCCCAAACCCGTTGCCCCATTGAAAGTCACAAAGTCACCGTCAATAGCGCCGTGTGCTACTGCGTTAACCGTAATAGTGGTTGAGCCGTTTGATGCAGTGAATGGGTTTGATAAAGCTTGCTGTGAACGGATGGGCGTGATGTCGTAGTACCCACCACCCTGCATGATATAAAACTTTAAGTTAGTACCAACACCAGTAAAGTTAATGAAGCTAAGTGTTTCCCAGTTCCATAACGAGCGACATACACCTAAGTATCTATAGGGCGAGATCTGTTCCCAACCACCGATAGTTTGAGGCGTACCTTGACGAAAGCGGATTTTATCGCAGTCATAGTAGCCCCCTTCTGTGTAAAAACGGGTGTTTTCACGGTTAACCCCAGCTTTATAGACTAGCTTTTTTATCACGGTTTACCCCTCGTAAGGACGTTGACCTTTACTGTCGATTGTCAGTTTCATTTTACGTGGGACAGCGCCTTTTTCAGCAATGGATAAATGTGTCCAACCGCCCGTTTTTGAGTCTGCAAACTCTTTGATTACTTTATCATAAGGTAGGTCTGAACCGATAATTGCGTGGACTACTTCATCAACAGGGATGTCTTTAACTCGAATGTCAGCGGCTCTACCATCCATATGATCTGACTTCTTAGCGCCACCAACGGCAGCATTTACTTCAGGGCCACGGTATGCGGAGTTAATTGTAATCGGTCTACCAATTAGAGCGCGAACATCTTCTAAGAATTCAGCTAGTCGGGTTAGATTTTCTAACGCTTCACCTTTAGGGGTGTTGTTAAGTCCTTTTTGTTTAGCCGTATCTGATACAGTTAATTCTTCAAGGGTGAAATGTTCACTCAACTTTTTTGACATTACGTTTTACCGGTGTTGGTTTAGATGGTGCTTTACGCACAGGTTTTACAGGAAGTTCTGGTTGCTTTCGAGAGTCTAACCACATAAGAATCCCACGACCCCCATAAGTAAACGCTATTATATCAATGCCTAAGTCTTTGAATGGTTGCAATCCTATATGCGCATAAGGGCTTGGACCCTCAGCAAGTAAAAACTCAAGGTTGATACCGACCTGTGCTAATAACCCAATTAGACATGCTAGTAATCCGATGGTATGCCATTTAGGGAAAGTTCTCATGCGCGGTGATAATGCACCTGCGAAACAAATCATAGCACCCATAAAATTAAGTGTTGTCATTAGCAACACTATAGAGTGTTCACCCATTTCGTTTTCTCCGTATTGGGGCTTTTCTTGTAGTAGGTTTGGGTGATGATTTCTTAACGTCTCGTAGTTCTGTTGCAACTTCTAGGATGTCCTTACCTTCACGATTGCTGAAGAAATTACCCACAAAGCCAATCACACCCACGCCAAGTAAACCGATAGAGAATCCAACACCCATTACAGTATCAATATCATTGCCGTCTAGCCCTAAAGATCGGCATACAACTCCGCCTAATGTGAACGACGCTGCAACGCTAATCCCACCAATAATCATCCCGGCAGTTAATTGACCGTGTTTATGCAACGCTGCAGGTTGAAAGAAGAATGATAGTGACAAACCTCCGAAGAAACCGGCTATCGCACCAAACAGCTTAACTGTTATTCCAGCTTCCACTATTTATCCGAAGTAAACGCGCCTATGATGCCGGCTACGCCCATACCTGCAGTGATAACTGCTTGCGACTGCTCAGGATTCAAGTTAATGCCAATAGCAGTTAATATCCAAACAAACCCGCGCCATGTTGATGGTTGAACGATGATTTCTATAAATTTAGACATAAACATCCTCTACTGGTTCGGCTTTAGTAGCTTCACTTTCAGCTTGCACTTGTGGAATCACTTGTTCTCTAATTTTATCAATCAAAGGTTGCACTTGAGCATAAGGCAAATGGCCTAAACCCACTAAAACGCCGTTTACTTCTTCTAAAGTTAAATCTATTTTCATCATCTTTCCTGATTTTAAGCCCAAGGTAACGCAGGTGTTACGATAGGTGGATTTATTTGGTTTTCAATTTGTTGCAGTACGTTCGCTTCTGTAGCGGCAACGGTTTCAGCGCCTAGTGACGCTTGTACCCATTCTATTACTTGCGCTTCGGTTAAGTCAGCATACGGGATGTAATCAGGTTTGTCAGCGTCCACTTCAAAAGAAGTAGTGCTATACACTCTACCGCTATACTGACCGTCTGTTGCTGTGCAGTCCCAATGGGCTGTAACAACGTAATCAACTAAGCCATCTACGTTGGGTTTGCAATCTAGGTTTGTGATTGTCCAAATTGGTGTTGTCATTTTATTTACCTTACACTGATGTGATTGTTTGCCAAGCTGCGCCGGTATAAACGCATAATTTACTTAATGTAGTATCAAATATAACTAAACCAGCTACTGGAGACGATATAGCGTTTTTCTGGGTTGTGGTCATGTTTGGGAATCTTACACCTTTAGTAGTGCTTTGCGCGTCCAAAATTGCTGATGCACTAGGAGAACTCGTACCAATACCCACGTTGCCAGAACTGTCGATACGCATACGCTCAGCTTGGGCTGACCCTGAGGTATTAGTGCCAAACACCATATACCCACCAGCTTGGTTAAAATAGATATTGCCCTGAACTGTTCCAGTTGAAGTCAGAAAATCAATCCATCCGCCTCCGGTGCCGCCATTAGCCTGATTTGTTTGGATGCCAATACCAGAGTTTGAACCGTAAACCTGCAATAAATATGTTGGAGAGACAGTACCAATACCTACATTACCTGCGCTGGTGATACGCATACGCTCTAAGGCCGCTGTCCCGAATAGCATATTACTAGATGACGTATCGACAGTAACCGCATTGCCTGAGGTATCTCTTAATACAAGTTGCCCACTATTGGCTGCTGTATTCCATAGTCCAGAGGCATTAGAACCGGAACCAAATACATACCCCCAAGCATTTGTCGTAGAAGAAGCTCCAACAGACCCAACAACTTGTAATTTATTTGTAGGGGAGTTTGTACCAATCCCCACGTTGCCAGAACTGTCGATACGCATACGTTCTGTCGGTGTTACATCAGTACCAGCTGCTACGGTTGTTGCAGGGTCAACATAAAACTTTATTGCACCACCACCAACTTCAATGGCAGATTTAGACCAACTACCACTATAACTACTAGCAAAGCCGTTTGATGTACCAGTTAATTGATACCCAGAAGCTAAAATAAGAGAAGCTGAGTTTGCTTGGTTAAATATATTGGCGTAATTAACCCCTGTTGACCAACTAAACGCTAAGTTTTTATACTGTGATATTGATAAGCTATTTGCAACAGGAGAACTCGTACCAATACCCAAATTACCACCAGCATCCAGCGTCATAGCCTGAGTAAACGATATCGCGTTACCTGCAGTGCCGGATGGGGCGGTGAACCAAATATGCTTACCTGATTGTTGTGAATATCTAGTGGCGTAATCAGAGGCAATATAAGTATCGGTTGTACCGCTCCAATACCAGTTATGTGAGAAATATGTGTTTGCTGTTTCTGAAGCTACACTGGCTCTATATACTTGTACAGCTTTAAATGCACTCCAAGCACTCGGAGTAACCCCCAAGCCTAGGTTGCCGGATGCATCGAGGGTGACTTTTACCGAACCGTTTGTAACAAGACCGAGGCTTGTAGAGTTTCCTGTGCCAACAATACCACCATAAGCGGACGAACCAGTAAAAGCAGTCCCAGCATTATTATCTAAACCGAAATAAAAACTACCGCCTGTGTTAGTAAACTGACCTACATTGTAATTAGTAGTCGTTCCTGTTGATAAAAATGTGGTTGCCCCTGTTGCAGCAGTTCCGCTGATTGTCAGTTTATTAGTAGGCGAACTCGTACCAATACCTACGTTACCAGAAGCATCTTTATACAACTGACCACTACCGATGTCCATCACGCCAGTTGAACCAGTTAAAGTGCCAGTGTATGTTAGTGTTGTGAATGAACCCGCCGCCGCCGCAGTCCCACCGATAGCTGGTGGAGAAGCTAAGTAATTGCTAAACCCTACACCTGAAACTGTACTTGACGCACTTAAAGTTGTGAAAGCCCCTGCTGCCGCTGCTGTACCACCGATAGCTGGTGGAGAAGCTAAGTAATTACTAAAACCTACACCCGAAACTGCACCTGACGCACTTAAAGTTGTGAATGCACCGGGGATACCGCTAATCGCTGATAAAGACCGAACAACATTAGCCCCATCACAATATAAAAAAGTTGTCTCTCCATTAGGCACGGAAATACCGGTACCTGCTGAAGTCTTTAATGTAATAGCAAACCCACCTGTTGTACCGTTCTTAACGATATACGTCTTAGCTGCAGTAGGACAGATCACATTGATTGCCGCAGTTAGTGTGCCTGTTATGTTTAATACAGCATTACGAGCCTCGTCAGAAGCACCATTGGTTACAGTCAGCGTATAGTTAGATGAACCTGACACGGTAATAGCACCTACGCCTGTAATCGCTTGTTCGATTAAGGAGGCAATATTCGTGTTGGTATAACCACCCCAAGTACCTTGGTTGGTCCCGTCTTGCTGGATAATCAGCCGTAAATTTGATGAATAAGTATTAGCCATCTATGATGTCCCGAAAGTGTTGATTGGTTTCCAGTTAGGATTCTGAGTATCGTTAATAGTTGACCAACCGGGTGTTTGACCATCAGCTACATTGGTCCAGTTAGGGTTTTGAGTATTGTTTATAGCTGCCCAAACAGGGTTTTGAGAGTTTGACACATCGCCCCAATTGACATTCTGTATATCATTTATTAGCTCCCAAAGCAACCTTCCAGCATAGCTGTCTGAGGCTAATACTGCTTCAAGTAGAGCGACATTATATATACTGCCGGCGGCGCTTATATCGTCATTCGCGAAACCGTACTCAACTAAACTCACATTACCTATTACAGTGCTACCGTAATCATCGGTTGTTAAGATACTTTCGTAGAGCTGAACTACCAAGTCGATTGTAGCTATTAGCGTGTCTATAGCAGAAGCTGTTTCTGAAACACCTGTATTGTATGCGCCATTAACAGTTTCAACATCTAACGCGGTTCCGCTTTCAGTGATAGCTGTGGATAAAACAAATCCGCCAGTTTGCATATCGGTTGCTGTAGCGTTTTCCGTTACAGTCAGGTTTAAACTTAACGAGGTAGACTCACTATCATCTGCCGTTACACTTTCTGTAAGCGTTGTTGTTGCTGTTACCGTTTGCGTTTGGGTATCTGCGGCTGACGCTGTTTCTGCAATACTAGCACCTAGAAATAACGTGTTTGTCTGAATAGCTGTTACAGTTCCACTTTCGGTAAGCGCTGCAACTAAATTATATTGAGCTGATTGTGCATCAGTAGTTGTTACGCTTTCAGTAAGCGCACTGTTTATAGTTTCTGTGACCGTTTGGGAGCCAGAAGATGTGACTGATTCTGAGAGAGTATCATCATATACCGACATCCCCCACCCAGCTTGACCCCATGTACCCGATCCCCAACCGCCCGTTGCAGACATATTACACTGCGACTAATTCGTCTTCTTTAAACCAGCGACTTTGAAAATCTCCATCGCTATCTTTATAGGCAACTAAATACTCAATGTTACCTTCTTGGTCTACTGTTAATTGCATAACAGGACCTTCTGGAATAACAGTAATCAACTGCACTTCTTGTCCAACTTTAAATGATGCTGCCATGTTATACGCTCGCAGTGTAAGTTACGTTCAAAACGTCACCCGATGCTACAGTACGCGCACCGCCGGTGAATGAGCCAGCTGAGTATAAAACACCAGCACCACCATTAGAGGCTGTATTTTTAGTTTGTGTGGTACACAGCAACGCACCCAACACTGTCCCAGCACTATTAATGCTGAAAGCGGATGTTGTTGATACTTTAGAACCGGAAGACGCCGCGTTCCAGCCGACAGTAGTACGGTTAGCTCCGGAATAATTTAAGAACTCTAACCATCCGCCGTGTGAAGCTAAAGTGTCACCTGCGGCATAGGCAGAAAATGAAGCATTATCAACTAAGCCCATGTACCAAGCGGCAGTATAAGTAGTGCCGGCAAAGTATTTGTCTAACAAGTCGTTTTTACCTACAGTTACAACCAAGTTCTTAATGGTGTCTGACCATTTCAAGTTACCTTCAGCATCATAGCACTCAACACTATATTGACCTGTGGCATTGATAGACTCGTCAATTACGCCTGTTCTTGCAATACTAACTGCGTTTGCATCTTGTGCATTGGCAGCTTCGCCTAAACCTTTGTTCATACCAAACTCCTAATTTGATGATCTGATGATCGCGCTGTCTGCCGTATTAACAGGCATTGTCACGGTAAATAAAGTGGTCGATGTTTTATCTGCCCCAAAGTCTAGCACTGCAATCGACTTATTACCCTTGCTCGCATTATAAATCAATGCCCCACGCGCTACGATAGCTGCGTTCCATGAAGGATTAGCAAAATCTACATAGGCAGTATATCCAGATGAGTTAACCGAAGGCGATAAAAGCTTTTGCCCACCCGCTGTATAGCCTGAAGCTATAACTTCACCCGTGCTTGTATAGGCAGTAGTCGCTTGGTTTAGATCAGCGTTAGCTGTATAAAGGGCAATGTAAATATCGTCAACCAAAAGGTTATGAACCCCTTCATACAACTCAACTTTAAAGCTTGTGGTTTGTGTTTGAACTAAACTCATCTTATCTCACCGGCAGTCTAACTTGACCATTTCGATACGCGTCGCCACGATCTTTTCCGTCACCTAAAACTTTAAGCAATGCTAAGGCTTCTTGGTATCTATTTTGGTACGCAGCTATCAAATCAGGTTCGCCTTTTAAGAAGTGGTACGCTTCCACAATAGCTCCCCAAAGCAGAGCAGAATCAAAGTTATCGCCCAACCATGTCTGACCAGCAGTGACAATAGATTCTGGATAAAAGAAGTAATGAAGCTCAACATCGTAGTTTTGGTCAGGTGTAGGCCCTAAAATAAACGACAACTCTTTCTGGTCACTTGATTGTGGACCAAAGATCGCATAGTACTTAGGTAACCCTGTAGAAGCTGGCTTAGCATAGGCCTCACGAATGAAGTTGACGTCTTTGTTTAACAGGTAACTGTAATTACCGTCAGCATCAATAACCGCTAATGAATACGAAGCTAAAAAATCGTTAGGGCATGACAAATACGCTACATCCGCAGAGGTGATACCCGTTACGTTTTTACGTAAATCTGGAAGCTGTACCGTGTTGTATATGCGTTGTTCCGCTTGCTGAGTAAAATTCGCAAGTTGGTCTGCAGAAAAACTATTCTCAACGTAGTCTTGAATGTTTGTACAAAGCTGGGTGTAGGTCATCATAGTGGTATAGTCCTATGCCATAGGTCCGCGAGCCATTGTGCCTTTTGTTGCAGCGCCTGTGCCACGGATTTTAATACCATCAGTTTTTTCTGGTGCATAGTTATACTTACCCACGTTACCGGCAGAGATATTCAGCTCAGAGATACCATTACCAGACTTAGTAACAACACCTTTCATATCGACTTCTTTGTACCGATCAGCATAAGCTGATGCAGGTTTGTTTTCTTTAGCCATTATTTGCCACCTTGGTTTTTAGCTCGGGCCATATTGCGACCGAATTTACGGAGGTTTTGGTTAGTGACGGTTTTTGCTTTACCACCTTTAGCAACGTCGCCGTCGATGCCTTTTTTAGCACCGTCGTCACCTAAGTTTTTACCTTTGGTTTTGCCTGATTTAGTGATGCCGTCTGCTGCTGATTTGTATGCCATGTTGTACTCCTAAGATACTGTATATTCGTTTCGTTTAGTTTCATTTTCAATACCACGCATAAGCTGCATGTTATTAGGTGTATGAAGCCCTGAAACTAAAACACCTTGTAGAGGGATAGCATGGTCAACATGCCATTTTTCTCCAGTGATTTTTGTTAAAATTTGTGCTGTAGCATATAAAGATTTAATTACCAGAATATCTTGCTTTGTTGCCCATTTTGGGACTCTGTTTATTTTAGCCGATCGTCTTTTTGCGCATGAAGCATTTCGATTAGCTTTGATATGCGGTAATTGTTTAAGCTCTTTTCTATACTGTCTCCGTTTTTTGTTGTGCAGCCTATTAATTTCAGCTTGTTTTTCGTGCTTTTTAGCTTTATCGGGGTTATTCACTTTCCATTTAGCTTTTCTAGCATTATCACACGCTTTACAATGGCTTTGGTACCCGTCTTTGCTATTTACTTTTTGCTTGTAGAAATGCGCATGATCTTTTTCTACTTTGCATCTTGTGCAAATTTTCATGCTACCTCCACAGAAACTACCCCAACAGATGTTGTCGCAATAAGATAGTTAGGAGTAAGACCTATATCACTTGCTCGTGATCCCCCCACAGGGTTCCAATTCCACTGAAACACTCGACTACCTTCACCTTGATACCCATCAACACCTAATCCTGATGTTTGATAACTGTTGTCTGGGCGGGGTTCTCGTAAAGCCCAAGCGTCTTGTACAGGAT